ATTTGGCATAGCCACCCCTAACAACGAGCCTCTCCTTCATTCCTGCACAATGCCAGTTTCGCATATTAGGAGATTTAGACGAGGGCATAGCCAAGAGCGGAGTCTTTGTATCCTGCCCGCCACCAAATTCAGATATAACTATAGCCGTTTGCTTAATCACCTGTGATAATCTCTCCCTATAACGCCTCTGCCATAGACACCGTGTAAGATACCATACTTCGGCTTAATGGTAGATGACTTACCCTTTGCATTGATGTCATTAGCAAAGAACTTATTCAGCTCTTTCATTCCCTTTTGTTCCCAGACACCTACGCCATTGGCATCGCCTTGCTGGGCACATAGTTCTGCGACTGCATAGTAGACAAGAGCCATCTGACTATTAGTGTTCGGTATCTCAGGTACATCAGTATCAGCAGACAACTCTGTGGGCTTCTTGTCATAGTCAACATATATAGTGCCGTAGAGGGAAACAAACGCATCTGAAGGTTCAGGCGATAGCCTTAACTTTTCTGTACCGTCAGAAGCAGAGAAGATACATATAGCAGGGGTTCCCTCATTCTGCGTATCTTCATTAGCTGACCATTCTGCTTCAGCGACTATCTCTATAGGCATTCTTAAGCCGTTATCCTTGTAGTAGACTTCTACAGGATAGTTGAAACCAGTTAAGCCAGCGATAGAGTAGGCTTGGGTAGAAGCCACAGGAGTTATAGTACCTGTTCTCCTTAATGCTGTCCATCTGCGTTCAGAGGCTAATCTTCTTAAAGCGTCATTGACTGCTGCCTTAGCCTTTGTAGCAGAGCCGACTATGTTCTTGATTGAGGCATAGTCTTGGACTCTCTCGTATATATTCTGAAAGTCTAATCCGTAAGTGGGCATTACTCCTCCAACATCTCCTTAATACGCTTCACTATGTTGTCCAGTTTAATCTTCAGGGCTTTAGCGTCCTTATCTGCTACATCAAGATTCTTCTGCCTACCTTCATTGGAAACTTTAAGTGCTGTGACTTCAGCCATAATCTTCTTGGCTTCTATGGTATCCTTATTAGCCTTTTCAGTCGCTTCCTCCGCCTTCTTCTCATCTATCTTGACCTTGGCATATAGAGTAGAGGCATTACCCTTGATTGTTTCCGCTTCTTCATTTGCCTTGACTATAATAGAGTCTACCTTCTCCTGTATCTTAATCTTCTGTTCTGTCAACTTCGGTATCTCTATCTCAAGTTCCTGCTTCTCTATCTTCAACTTATTGACGACAGGTCTTAATCTCTTGACTTCTTCCTGTATCTCAAGTAATTCTTTCTCGTCTGAATTAAGATTACCTCTTCTATCAGCCATTACTTTGCCCCTTTCTTCGGACGACCAACGTGCTTCTTGACAGGTTTTACTTCTTCTTCAACTTCCTCAATAGGTTCTACTTTACCTACCTTATGCACCTGTTCTGGTATAGTCAGTGGCACTACCTTATACTTCCCAAGCATAAGCAGTTCCCTTGCTAACGGCTCCGGAACATCGAGTGTAAAGTCATTATCCTTACTGAACACAAAGGTCTTTCTTGTCCAATTTGACTTGACCTTTGACATACTGCCCGTATACTTTATCCTAATCGTTTCCATTTACTTCTCCTCTTGTTAAGAATGCCGATAGCCCTGCTAAAAGGACTATTGCTGTGAACGCTAAACGTGGGAAGTCTAAGAAGGATTGCGTTAAGCCGCATAGCCCTAAAATTACAATCGAGGCGAACAAGCACTCGAAAGGCTTCCCTGCATTAGACTTCCTAAATCCTTTGACCTTATCTATGATGAAGTAAGCAAGGGCACAATATCCTGCTACTCCAAGGTAGTAATATATTGTTAAATATAGGGAATAAGTTGTTGGGCTATTTCCTATCGTAGGCAGAACTGACTTGAATGAGCCGAGATTATGTCCGAAGAATGAGAAGTCAAGTGAAGATAGCCATACTGATAATCTAATCATAAACTTATAGATAAGACCATTTGATATGAAGATAAGATAGAGAGCAATAGCTCCTATGATTCCTGTCATTGGCATAGACAAGAAATTACTACGCCTTAGCAAGAAAGTCATACCTATCAAAGAGGCTACTAATGGTACTATTGAACCTGAAAGTAGTAGCCCTACTATCGGTATAATAATGAGCCACGGAGAAATCATATAGATTAAAGGGATTGAAATGGCTTGATAGAGTGCCATATGGCTTGATAAGAACATTACCCCATCGCATCTCATTGTATCGGAATAAGGGAAGTGTACACCTACGAGCTGTAGCAGAGCAAACAATGTGTTAAGTGAAGCGACTATCAGCATTGGATACACTATTGACCTGATATCCTTAACATATGCTACAATAATGTAGTAAAGTAAGAAGCCCAAGAAGATATAGGGGAGCAAGACCACGCCTTTAGGGTGCAAGAGAACATTGAACATAGTAAGCCCGAACAGGATTGCTACTGGCAAGTCCTTGAATGGTCTTAACTGCCTTGACACCATTGATATTAAGAATAGGACTAATACAGAGAAGCAGTAGAACAATGTCTGCACACTTTCTACATTATTGGCATTGAAGAACTTCCACAAGCTAAACTGATATCTTGCTACCCAGCCATTTAACTTAGGGAAGTTTCCTATAACAAAGATAGTCGGTGTAAGCACGAGTAGTATGCTAAGTGCTACATCAAATATCCTATCCTTAAACTCTTTCATTAGTTATATTCCAATACCACATTCATATTACTTACGACTAAGTATGCACCAGTCGAGAAGTCTATCGGGTCATCATAGAAGTTATAGCACTTGCCATTTCCTGATACTGCCTCAGAACCTTCTGTCTTAACATTAGTGTTGGAACCTTCGCCTGCCGTAGCACTATCATACAAGGTAAATGTAGCTGTGTTTGATGTAGCTACAAAGGTTACCTTATATAATCTCATATCCCCTAACTTAACTAACTGGCTTGTCGTGAAACCCTTGATAGTCCTTGCGTCTTTATAGCCAGCACAAGCCATAGACACAGGACACATCAGTGCTACTGCTATCAATCCTATAATTAACTTTCTCATTCCATTCCTCTTGGGTTAGAGGGGAGAGCCGATTAGACCCTCCCCTCTGCCTACTTTAGTCGTACTCTAATACAATAACCGCACCTGATACTACAACAGACATAGCAGAAGGAATATCAAGTCCTTCAGGACCGAAGTCATACATCGTTATAGAATCATACTGCGTTGCTTCGCCACCTTCGACTGCAAGATTAGTCGTATCGCAGTCTTCAAGGTCAGCCTCATTGTATATACCGAATACAGCAGCAGCCGCCGAAGCGTATCCTGTTATGCGGTATATAACGCAAGACTGAAGACCTTCAGTATTAGCGTCGAATGCCCTGAACTTCCTTGGCGTATCCCTATCAGTAGCGGCAAAAGCAACTGTGCTACCGACAAGAAGACCAAGGACTATAAGAAGAGCCAGTATCTTTTTCATATTAGCATCTCCTTATATAGTGCCAGGGTTATTGGCATAGGACTTCATCAACAGGTAATTCTTCGCTGTGCCTGCCGTGTTCTTTACAGCGACCTGTCCAAATATCGCCTCTATACCGATGCCCTGCTCAAAGCCATAATCTTCAAGCTGGGTAATCGGGTTCGGTTTCATACCCCAACCACGTACTGCGACTTCAGCACCGAAACCTATCTGCGAGGATACATCACGAAGCGTTACCAGAGCACCTGCTGTGTGTGCGGCGGCAGTTGTGCCGTTGGCACCACGAGCAGATATGGTAAAGCCGTAATCTGACTTGGCGGTATACGTCAAGTCTTCTGTGCCTATCCTTAAGGTTCCAGTTGCGGGGAAGAACTTGGTGTAGTTGCCCTTTGTAGTAGAAGCGGCAAGAACAACCAAGTTAGCGCCAGTATCGCCTGCGTTGATAGTCGTGTAGAGCCTACCTTCAGCCCTTAGCGGACTACCAAGCACATTGTTGGCTGACTTGACAGAACGGTTAACATAGATTATGCAACCATTCCACATACCAATAGCTCCGGTAAAGAGAGCATTGCCTGCGCCTCTGTCAGCAGAATAGAACTGGGCTTTCTTCCAGTCTTCATCGCCTTTAAGCCAGTATTCATCTACCTCGGATATAACAATGCCGTAGGTATCGAGTTCCTCGCCATCTTTCATCTTCGCAGAGATAGGTATAGCACCTTTCCTCTGTAAAGCCAACTTAATACGGTCGATTTCCTCTACACCAAACGTATCGTTAGAACCGAGAGTAGCTTCCGATGAGGCATCACCAGCATAGAGAGTGTCAGGCGATTCAGTCGAAATCAACTGAATGAACATAGACTCATCTATGTAGCGAGCCATCCAATCGGATAACCTCTGACGGGCAACCTGCACCGTGTCAAAGTTTACCCTGCGCTGTACATTCTTCGTGAATGCGACAGCATTACGTATCCAGTCAACAGTTAAGTTGAACTGATACATAGCCAACTTATCTTCACTACCAGCGAGAGTCGTCTCACCAGTTACTCCATCCGAGAACAAGTCTGAGAGAACCTGGAAATGTATTACATCTCCTGGCCCTTTCATTAAGTCATCTTTAACTATGATGGGCTTCGAGGAACCTTCAGCGCCCTCGAAACGTGAACCCCAGAATGCCTTGCGGATACCGTCATTGTAGAGTCTTTTATTCCACAATTCAGGTATAGCGTAATCTAACTCGCCAGCACCGGCATTATAGGACATCACGTTCAATGTCGCCATACCAGACCTATTCTTGAAATGGAGATATTTCAAGAACTTAAACATCTGAACTACCTCCTGTTGTTAATCTTGTTTTGAACTGTATGCGCATCATATGCGTCCTTTTGCTCATCAGACAACTTATTATACTGTTCCTCGGTTAAACGCCCTGTTGGGGTATAACCGCCTGTGGCACGACCAGAGACAGCGGTTGCCTGACCTTTCTTTACTGCTTGTGCCGCTCTTGTAGGAGCCTGCCTTGATAACTGGGCATAA